TTCTTTGTGTTGCGCGTTGGTTGCCACTGTGACTCCTCCTGTTGGAGTAAGCCGGGGAAGCCACAGTGAAACGTGGGGTGCCGGGGGAGCTTATTGTTCGTTCTTAAAGGGCTGTAACATCGTTCCTGATTGTGTTGGCTTCACACTCTTAGATATTCCACCAGCAAGGAAAGCCGTAAGGGATGATACCATATACGGTATCTTGGATTCATCACCATTTAGCAATAACGTCTTAACGACTTGGCGTCCCCCTGGCATCCTCCAGGCTTGTAATACCAACCGGCTCAGGTCAGCCGCTTCAGGCACCATCATACCGACACCAGCGCCTACGGCCGCACCTGGAGGGCCAGCAACGGCAAAGCCGATCCCGCCGCCTATGCCTGTCCCTGCCCCAGCATGTGAGGCCCGCTCCCAGAAGCGCCCGCTTCCCCATTGTCCAGTCGTAGGCTTGAGGCTTGGCAGCGTATTCAGGAAGCCTAGGAGGTTCTTAATTTCTCCCTGTTCAGCCCTAGAGAACGACTGGGAAAACCACTTCCCTAGCCCTTCGTCGGTATGGTTCAGTTCGTTAATGATCTTGTTCGCGTTGAATTGTGTCTGTAGACCCTGCCCCTTGGGGGTAAACACCGCCTCCCTGACGGCTTTCTCCAGGTCGTTCAATACCTGCTCACGCTTCCAATAGTCACGGGCTGGACCCAATGCCGCTCCAGCATCATCCAAGTCTTTATTGAGCCCGCCAAAGAAGGCGCTGAGATATTTCTTCTCGAGCTTATCTTCCGTGTTAGCCGTCAATGCCCCTACATCCTCAAGTAACGCCTGCATCTTGGAAGGGGTAATGCCGCCTCCAGTCGCCACATCCTCTAGCCCTGTATCCTTCAATACCTTCTCAAAGGCTCTCTGACTGGCCGGCGTCTTATCGGCCATTATGTTCCGCATCTCTTGAAGCGCCTGAGTCGTCTTAGACATGGGAATGGTGACGCCTTGCTGCGTAGCCTGTTCCATGACTTGCTTGGCCGATTCAGCCCCACGGTAGCCTTGTAGCTGCTGGGTGGCCATCGTCGGCCCTTGCGTATTCAGTGTTTTGGGCAGCGCCTTGCCTGTCCGTAGCAGGTTCATCCCGTAGCCAGTAGCAATAGGGGCAAGTGTCGAGATGCCTATTTGCGTCAGGCTTGGCTCTGTAATGCCTAGCGCCTGGTTTGCCACTTCGCCTAAGCCGCTGCCAATACCCTGCTCTAATGGCACAAATGGCACGTTAGCAGGCCCTAGCATCGCTGTAGCCGCCGCAGGAAGCGCGATACTGCCAGCCGCAGGCAACGCTGCTTTCTTCCCGAAGTCGGCCGCAGCAGACCCCATGGACCTTACGTCGGCACCTACGCCAGATGGCCCAGATGGAATGCCACTTGGCGAGACAGGCACTTGGTACTTACTCCAGGGGCCTTCTTCCTCTACCGTTTCAGCAGTGCCGTATTTCTCCCATGGACCGCCCATTAGTTCACCTTCTCCCAATTCGCTTTGTCTCTCGCATCGCCGCCCTTGAATCGGTAGCCCTGTTCAACGGTTCCCACCTTCGGACCAAAGAGCGGGTTCTTATCAGCGTGCTCTTGCAGTTCATCATAGAACCCGTCATCAAACTCCCCGCCATGCGCCTTCTTATACGCTCGAGCCATTCGCGCCACTTCCTGCTCACGCTTGGCGAGTTTGCGAGCGGTGTCAATAATGAGTTTGTTCCCGCCAGGAGTTTTCGCCAACCCCGGCACCATGCCAGTCAAGAATGCGCGGTCCTGGTCAGATAGCGCACCAGGCATACCAGCCCCACCAGCAGGGTTACGTAGCTCTAGGGCCATCTCATTCGAGAGTGCTTCAACTGCTTGCTTGGCATCTAGGGTGGGGTCTATGTCGAAGCCAAATGACTTACCGAGAGCCGCTATCTGTGTCGTGGTCGGTGTGAGCTTGCCGGTTTCAACGCCTGTCAACAGTTGCTCCATCCGGTCCAGTTTTGACAGTTTGTTATTGGCCGCAATGCCGGCGTCAGAGATTTTCAGGTACTGCTCACCGATGCCCTTACCGATGGCCTGAGAGGTCGCCTTCTCCTGACCCATCGTAATAGAAATAGGAATCCTATCGGGGTCTTTGAGCGCCTTCGTAATATCCGACACGCTGACTTTGTTCTCTGCTGCAACCCGTCCAGCCTGCTTCAATGCGGCTTCCTGGCCGATCTTTGCCGCTAAGTCAGTTAGTTGCTGCTGACCTTTCGCAATGCGTCCCTTTTCCGCTTGGGCCACACTAAACTCCCGTTCCTTCAGATCCAGCGTCCCACGCTGAACATCCAGCCGCTCTGTTGCCATGCGCTTGCGTTCATCTAAAGTTGAGAGATGGAGCGAGGCATCTTCATAGGCCGAATGTAATGCAGCATACGTGTCTTTCGTTGGATTCTCGGCAAATTGCAACTGAGCACGATTGACACTGGCCTGGAATCGAAGTGCCTCCACTTGTGCCTGCACCGTCTGTAGACTCTCGCCCTCTTTAGGAGCCTCAGCCCCAGATGCCAGTAACTGCAAACGGGTCTCTAATTGCATCTGCATTTGGTCCATTTGCTTCAGCCCATTCCTCAGTTCAGGAATGCGCCCATCCTTGCCCTTGAGAAACTCATCAACATCAGCGTTTTTGAATCGCGCTAACTTCCGTAGTTCTTCGGCTTTCTGCCTGCCCATGTTGACCACGTTCTTTTCATACTCCTGGTCCATTTTGCCCATGGCATCTAGCACGGGTCCGGTACGATCCAGAAATCCCTTGGTCGCAATGACTGTCGGAATCAATGACCGCTCCTGCACATGGACATTCGCCACAATCTGCTCAGTCTCCATACGCTTGGCTTTAAGGGCTTGTTCCTTTTCCTGCTCTAGTCCAGTCTTAGCCACCACATTCGCTGCCTGTGTTTGGACAGCAGGAGAGGACACAGTGAGTTGCGCCATTGCTGGAGAGTTGCCTAACCCTGCTGCTGTATTCAGTTCCTTGGCCCCACGTTGCGCTAAGAGCCGCTGTGATTCCTCTTCCACTAACTTCCGAGAGGCAGGACTCGCCTTAAGCCATTTGTCATAGGCTGCTTTGTACTCAGGGCTATCAGGCTGGTGCGTCACTAGAGCATCGAAGGTTGAAGGGGTAGCGTAGAACTCATCCACGTTCGGCACCGCAGCCCCCAGACCACGATTCTCCATCAGCTTCCTAAACAGTGGATACTGAGCCATGGGGGGGGCGTCTTTGTAGAGTTGCTGTAACGCCGACTCATCCTGCGCCCTCTTGCTCTGTTCCAGTTGGGCCTGGTTAATCGCTATGTTCTCCTGCTGGTTCAGGAGTTGCATAGCCTGCATCCCAGTTTGCATGGGGTTGAAAAAGTCGCTCAGGGACTTAACTTCAGCCATTTGACAAGCCTTTCAGTAAGGGCGTACCATTATAGACATACAGGAGGTGGCCCATGAGAACTCTACTAGCATTCATCGCGTTATTGATTGCGTCACCAGCGTTCGCTATGAGCGAGAGTGCCTTGAACTTCTGTAAAAGCATGAAAGATCCCATGCAATGCGTCAGTGAGTTTCTTACTGCTGAACGTGAAGCGAGACAAGAACGGGTTGCCTTGGAAGTCGCAGAAATCCAAGCCAGCGGTATGGCTGCATTTGGCTCAGGCTTTGCCATGATAAATGGTGTCAACCAAGGTCTTGCTACCATGCGCGTTCAACCTTACTCTGTTCCGTTTCAACCTGTAGCATTACCATTCCCACAGGCTGGCCGTTAGCGACCAGCCGTTAAGGGGTCGAAGTCCATGGTTTGGCTGTAGCTTGCTGTGCCTGTCGGAACTGCCTTATTTCTCGCCATCAGGTTGTTGAACATATTGTAGTTCAACCCTGCTCCGACTGCTCCGTTTACTGCATTGCCTACGCCTACCGCCGTATTCGCCCACGCATTGCCCTCGCCAATAATCCCTTGTGCTGCGGCATTCCCCGCTCCAATCTGCATATTGGCAACACCCTGAGACGTTCCGGTTAGCGCACCAGCACCGGCTACCGAGGCGTTCAGACCACCGCCAAACAGGAGACTCATTTTGGCAAAGTCACGGTTTTCCTGATCCACCATGCGAGCGTACTGACGTTCAGTTTCGCCGGCTCCCAACTCAATCAATCCTCTACGCTTCTCTTCCGCTTCAAAACCAGAGCCGCTTAACCCTCGAGCCGCGAAGTGTCTATCCATGGTTCGGCCAAGCAACTCAGCCTGGAACTGATACCAGGGAGATGCTTCGACTGGTTGCTTGGGCTGTGCCTGCCGTGTCCCCTGCATCTGCTGCGCTTGACTTAATTGCAACTCTGCCTGTCTATTGAAGGTCGCTAGCTTGGCTTCAGCCTCACGAATCTTGGTCTGTGTCGCGTTCAAGTCTGCATGGAAGGCATCACGCCGCCGCTCGCTCGCATTCTTGCCGGTAAAGGTTTGGTACGTGTCCCACTGTGGAATCGAAGATTTCAGGCGGGTGATTTCACCCTCTAAGGCTATCCGCTGTGTATCAAGATTGTTCTTGATCTGTTCCGGTGAATACACAATGCTCTGGAGTGTGTTGCCAGCGTTGAGGCCAAACTGTCGGTAGGGGTCCAGGTACGCTATCGCATCACGGCCCCCCGCTTGCTGGGTGGTAATGCCGAGATAGGCCGCGTCCTGTTGTGCAGCTGCCGCGTCCTTCGCCGCTCCGCTCTGCATGGACCCGCTCAATACTGATGTTCCACCGGCTAGTAATGCTGACCCGCCGATAGCCACTGCTACCCAAGACATGGTTTCACCTCTTGTGCTTCAATCACGTTGCTGTCTAACGACTCAAAGTCCGGTACAATCAACACCGCTTCTAGTTGGTCTAAGTCCTTCACATCGTCTACGTTCGCATGAATCGTGGTCCACACCGTATCTTCATGGGCATAGCCTGCTCGCTTGGTCCCCGGTGGAGAAACCATTGTATGGGGAGCCTTGACCCGCTTGGGGCCGTTCTCGGTGAGTACGGATATGTCCCCTTGGCTAATAATGTTCATGTGCTCCGTCTTATGGATCTTGCCGGTTAAGAGCGTCCCCTTCGGAATGAATATCTCCCTCGCATAGACTCCCTTGGAGAAGTGGTGCGTTACCTTGATTTCCACCTGTGGACACTTCTTCATCTCCTGCTCGAGATAGGCTAACTTCTCCCGCACCGACTTATCCTGTATGGGGTCGGTGACTGTCGCTACAATGTCAGCGCATTCAGGTTCCATGGCTAAAACGCAGCACCACCGTCAATGCGGAATCGTTGTCCACCAGCGTAGATAATCAGGTTCCGATCCCCCGCCCCGGCATCCTCTATCAGCATGGTCCCATTTCTCGCTGCGGCCGCAGCTGGGAGACTGGCGGTGGCAATCACTTGAGCTAGGCTCACATCTGAGACCGTGCTAGGTCCGACAAGGATTTCCGTCATCAAATTGTTCTGCGTTGAACCGCTGCCGATATAGGTATTCCCCAAGCTAATCCGCACCTGACGAGTCCCCGTCACGAATGGAGCCCCGTTGGGGAATGTGTTACCGATACAAATAAGCGGGGTGCCATCACCCGAACCAGACGAACATCGCAGGAGCCAAGAGGCTTCATAGGTGCCGCTGGCTAAGTCATTACCGATAAGGGTAAGCGGTCCACCCTTCTGATACTGGATATACTCACCGTCAGCATGGAGTGAATCAGGCGAGAGCCGGCAGTTGGAAATGGTGACGGCCCATTTATTCGAGTCTCCACCCGTGTCCGTCAGGAAGCGGTCAGAACTCTCAGACTGGCACCCATCAATCACAATCGTATCAGTTGGTGAGCCAAGTAAAATGTCGTTGGTATTCCCGCTGAAGTTCACGCCTCTTGCACGGAAGCTGCCGGCCACTGTCTGAATGCCGTTGGTGCGACTCACTAGCGCCCCGCCCGTTATCTCAATCCACTTCGATTGCGAATGATTGATAAGGTAGCCGTTAGTGCCAGAGCCCGTGATATTCACATCGCGGAATGAATGTAAGTCGTTGTTGGCTGTCGAACTGTTCCCGATTTGAACAGCCGTGGTAGAGGCACCAATAGACAGCCGCTCATAGATATTGTGGGCAGCGAGCGTGCTCCCTGACGGCGCACTAGCATGGTCCACACGGATTCCAACACCGATGGTCCCTGTGCCAGCAATGATTGAGAAACCGTGCATATACGAGTCGCGGGTCCGGTCAAACAGGAACACCGTTCCGCCATTGGTTCCGTTCCACTTAAAGGTAGTATTGAGGTTGGTGTCACCGCTCCCGCCATTGCCACGTAGTTCAATGTTCTGTAGAGCTGTCAGATTGATCGTATCGGAGACGTTATAGATGGCCCCAGGAAGGAAACTCACAAGCCCACTGGAACCAGCTTCCTCAATCGCCGCATTGATATCGCTGGTGGAATCACCCGCAGATGGCTCCACCAGTAACCCGTTAAGGTTCAGATACCTGTGCAACTCATCCAGGTAGTCCAGCATTTCATCGGCGTCAGCAGTTCGTGGTGGTCGTTGTACCGGCATTACTCGACGTTCTCCTGAGCATCCACCAACACAAACTCACACGCATCTGAATGGCAAATTTCGTACTGTCTGAACTTATAGGCACCGAGCTTATGTGTACGGGCCTCTAGGTAGTGGTCTCCTACTTGGCCTAGCCGCAACTGTCGTTCGTTGCTCCAAGCCCCGTTATGGTTCCTCCAGCGAAGCGTCACTACTGGGTCCGACACATCGCTATTGCCCCGCCCCCGCTTGAATCGAAAGACAATCTCAGAGGATTTCTTCTCATTGTATGTGCCATGGCTGATGAAGCCTGTTCGTCGTAGCGTTCTGATTGGGTTCCCGTCATCGGTGTAGCAGTCAGTTTTGATCTTATAGACACGGCCGTCTTGCCTGTCGGCAACGAGATGGAAGTTCCAGCCTTTGGCATAGCAATAGGCATGTCCCCTGAATGCTTCGTACTCAGCGGAAGCGGTATTCCAATAGCCCCACTGCGCCCACCCGCCCGTCTGGTAGTTATAGGCCAGTGTCGTTCTGCCATTGGGGAAGCTCGTCACGTAGAGCGGAAAGCCTGCCACCTCAATGTTGTCGCTCACGGCATCGGAGACGGTATCAAAACCCTGAATAACTTTATGATAGGGGAAGCTGATGTGCGTAGGGGTGCGGGAATCCAGCTTCACGAACCGCCGCTTGTTGTCTAGCCACATCCAGTTATTCCCGACTTGCCTGAAGGTCTGCACGGCTGCACAACCCGTAGGAATCAGGCCGTTCACACGCCGCACAAATGGCGTCACGCCGTCGTTGTACCAAATCTCAACCGATTCCTCCCCGACAAGCATGAGTTCAGACCAACCCTCGTAGATTCCAAGCAAGTCATCGGGTCTGCCAGCCTTGCGAAATGTGTCAGTGGATGTCCATGAAGTCATATCATTCGGGTCGGAGAACTGGGCATCTCTCCCGCCTGAAGTCGCAATCAAGTAGCCATCCAGGGTGGCAAGGTGCGTCACCGTAGTAGGGGCTTGGGCATCAGCCATGTTAGCGGTGCTATTGGTGGTTAGTGGGGTGATGTCCGTTTGCAGGATAACCGTTCCATGCGCCACATACAGGTTGCTTCTATCCGTCGCAAATGAAGCCCTGTTAATCGTTGGAGCTGCACCTATTTGTGCGGTGTCAGTCATTGTGCCATCACGCTCAATTTTCCACAGGTTCCCATCGTTGTTCACAGCAAAGACAAGGTTGTTCACCTCATCCCAATAGAGCCCGATGATGGCTGGTAAGTCGGATGCCGAGGCGGTGCCGTAGTTCCCCCACTCCTCAAGCCCTGGCCGCTTCACCGTATGGCCCAGCTCATTCACATAGCCGTCAATGAGGGCAGCGGACACCCCGTCTAGCTCCACTTCATCTACGTTCGCGTATGGGTCTCCCGTTAATGGAAGTTCTTTCCAGGCCATTAGAAGTAGAGCACCTTGTTATGAATGCTAGTGGTCTGTGCCTGCACTGATCGGAATACCTTTTCGTGCGACTCGTTCCTGAGGCTGCGAAGCAAGTTCACCCGTTCTATTGGCGTGTTATGCCCCGCTGCTAACTCAATGGCGAGTTGCTTCTGAAGGAATAAAGACCAGCCTTGCGGCATGTCTGGGTTATCGGCCGCAGCATCGAAGTCATAGAGTGGCCGCTTCAACTGAAGGCGTATCAGTTCAGGAGCCACGTAGCTGGTGCCTGAGGCCCAGGCTACCGCTCCGGACCCACCGGACTCCCAATACAGAAGATAGTTGGCTCCAGTAATCGGCCTGTTGTCGGTGGCTCCCGTATGCGCCCGTATGCACTTCCAAGCCGCGGCATCGGTTCCCGTCACCACTGACTGAGTATTGACGCTTGCTAGCATCGGCACCACATAGAGCGACTTGCTGGAAACGGTGGTGTTCTCCGTCAGGTAGACATAGCGAGGATCACCAGTCTCCGTCTTGTTCTCCAGCATTTCATACTGCTCAGTGGTCAGCACATCCAACGGTTCATCATTGCCTGAAGTGTTCCGATAGCTGGCACTCACAATGCTCAAGGCGCTACTGGAGAGCCCGTTGCTGGTCGTATAGACGAAGGTATTAGCCACTAAGGTAATGCTGCTCAGGCTGATGGCCCACAGATGTTTGCCTGCCAAGTCATGCTCACGGATGATAAGGTTGAGCTTTTTAATGCCCGTATTCAGCAAGTCTGCTGAGAGCGTTTCCCCTTCAGCCAAGACGCCTAAGTCCTTATAGGCCAGGTCAATCAATTCATTACGGCTTACGTTGAAGTTATTGGTAGGCATTAGATGAGCCCCACAATCTTGGTCGCAGTGGTCCCAGTGCTATGAATCTTCTTAATGTAGATGGGGAGCACGCTGCCTGCCGGGACAGACTCAAAGGTGACGGTAGAGCCATCGAACATCGTCACTTTCAAATCGCCAGTCCCGCCAACATACACCCCGCGCATCCAATACTGAAGGTCATCATTATCCGAAGGGCTAATAGCTTTTGCGCCCCAGCTTGGCCCCTTGCTGTCGCGTGGATGAAATGGTCCAATACCCAAAGGTCGTTGTAGAGAAGGTGAGCGTAGCGACTTCTGCATCACCACTGGTCTGAATCACCAACGTCCCAGGCGGTGTGCCTTCGTCTAATTGATCCACGACGAAATCTGCAATGCCTGTTCTTACGGCTGTCGGGTGAGTAACTGCCATAATCTCCTCCACATGCTCAGGGGTTGAATGTCTCCAGTCACTTCGCCAATGCCTGCCATGGCTGAGAGCGTTTGCGGCTCTGCTAGCCACGCAATCTTTCCTTCACGCTCCCACTGTGCCGCTTGCATGGCTAACAGTGACGCTTCATCGCGTACCGTATAGGTCAAGCCTTCGCAGTAGGTGCTTTTAAGTTCCTTGCAATGCCAGGTTTGCAATGCTTTGAAGATTCTCATTAGTGTAGACACTCCACAATTCGTTTGAGGCCAGAGCCAGTTGTCTTGAGTGAGGTGCAGGCCATCCCGGTGACCTCAATCTTATTGGCGTCTAGTTGCTTGGCTGTGATGTTATTGACTGAGACAGGGCTTTCTAGCGCCTTGACTCTCATATCCAATGCCGCTACTACGTCCTGCCAGCCTGTATCAATGTCAGCAAAGTACCGCGCCACATTGGAGGATGGCCCACCGTTCGGCACCGTGAGCCTGTAATAGCCAAACTCCGTAATGGAATAGCTTGGTGGATACGCTGGAATCTCCTTGAGGACCGTGAATGGCCCTGCCTCCGTCGCGCTGTACTCCAATAGCAAGAACCCATCGGCAGTAGGGTCCCATACGATTGAAGCCGCCTGAACTGGGACAGCGAATAGCAGTAGGAGGAACAGAATGAGCATTAGAAACCCACCCCCATTGATGGACTGGCTATCGTGACGCAGGCCCCAGTGCTTGGCGTTGGAGTTGCCAGCGCCACGCCGGTTTGGTGATATTCTTGGAAACAGTAGGTCCGTCCAGCCGTCACGCTAGACGTAAACTTGAGTATGCTGCGACGGGTAAACGAGGCATTTTGAGCCATATCGATACTTGGCACTGCGGCTGCCGTCAGTTGCGTGCTGCCGTCATTTGCTGTCAATGCCCCTGACAGGCAACATTCAACGGTTCCCGTCACAAGGTCAGGATCGGTACTTGCCCCGTAAAAGCTTACGCCATCACTCCCGGCTGAATCCGGCACCGGGAGCCATGCGCCAGCCGTATCGCAGAGCGCACAACTGTAGTAGAGCTTCAATCCTGTCGGGTCACAGTCTGCCGCCGTGCAATCCACCTGAGTCACCAATGACACCGCGCCCCCAACGATCACTGGCATTGTGGCGCTTGCGGCTCCGTAATCCGTTTCGGGACTCCGTAACAGTTGCCACTGGTGAGCGACTTGGGTGTATGTGCCGGTTGGCGCTGGTGATGTTTGCTCCCACGCTTGGAAAAGATCGAGAATGTCAGCAGCAGACAACGCCGACTGGTACACCTTCACATCATCCAGCGTGACCGGCGCGGCAGAGGTGGTGCCCTCTTGCCCCAAGCGGAAATCGCTGGCTAACGTAAACGAGGTCATGGACTTCACTGATTGGCTGCTCGTTCCGGCCACGCCGTTCACGTAGAGGGTCACTTGGTCAGTACCAGCGTTCATAACTTGGCAGATATAGGACCACCCAGCGACAACAGGAAAATCCACATTGTTCCCGTGGGAATTTGCTTGCACTCCTTGCGACCATGTGCCGGTCTGCCAACTGAGATAGAGGCGTTGATTGGTCCCGTTGGATGGTCCCCAAAACACGAAGCTGCCAGATTCTTCCCCGGCAGTCGGAAGAACGCCCATGCAAATTGTCAAACTCTGTGACGTAGGATTCACCCCGCTCCCGTATGGAACGGCGATGTATTGCG